GCGTCGGGTTGGGCGTGACGCATCGCGGTTTCCGAGCGCCAGATGCCGCGTCCGCTCGGGGTCGGCACGCGGGCGTCGTTGAGCCGGCGGGCGGTGGCGTGCCAGCCGAGGCCCTGGGCCCGCAACGCGGCGATGATCGGGCGGGCGCCGCCGGTGCGGTCGATGGGCGGCGGCGCGGTGCGGATCATCCCGGCGGTCAGCATCTCGGGAAGCCGGAGCTGCTCGTGTCCCATGTCGCGCCAGCGTACCGAACACCCGCGCGCTCATCGAGTCTCCGGCAGCTGGAGCCAGCATCGGAATTGTGGGCCGTCGCTCGATGCGCACGGCGCCGTGGTGCTGTCGCCGATGACGGACAGCGACAGCACCACGGCCAGCGCGGTCAGCCGACGCGGTGGGCGGTCTGGCGTCGGCCCCGCTCGACGGCCGAGCGCACGGCGTCGAGACGCGCCGCGTAGCGGGCGGCGGCCGTTGCTCGATGCTCCGGGCATCGCGTCGAGTGCTCCCACGGGTCGACCCGTTCCGGGCATCCGTCTTCGATGCATCGAAACCACGTCATCGGGCCGAAGTGGTCGGGCCAGTGACTCACATCCACAGTCTGTCCCGTCGCGCGCCTGTTCGATCACCGATAATCCGCCTGTTTGAACCCGCCCGGCGACTGGCCGGCGGCGCGTTGGCGACGTTGCCACTCGCGCAGAGTGATGCCTTGAGCGATCCACGGCGGCGCCGCGCGCGAGATCGCGTCGCGTTCTGTATGTACCACCCCTTCACCTTCACCTTGGGGTGACCGGGGGGTCACTGTTTCGGTCACTGTTTCGGTCACCGTTACATCGTTACGGTGACCGTGGGTCACTGATTGTTGGTCACCGTTGTGGACAACTTCCAGCCACGGCGGACCGGCCACGATGTAGACCGATGACCGGCCCCGACCGCCCCCCCGACGGCGGATCAAACGGCCCCGGTCGCACAGCCGATTGACGATGCGGATCACCGATCGGCGTTGGTACCCGGTGAGATCGGCCAGCGCCTCCAGCGATGGGTGAGCGGTCCCGTGGCGGCCGACGTACGTAGCGACGGCCAACAGAACATGGCGCTCGGCCGGGGACAGGTCGCGCAACATCTCGGGATCGCGGACGTGATCGAGCGCCACGAACATCCCGCCGAGCGGTTCGCTCACCGCCACGGCCGGCCCGCTTCATAGGCGGCGACGGCGCGGGCGTACTCCTCGGCGGCCAGTACCTCGGCCTTGACCGCTTCCTGACAGCGGCGCCAGGCGTCGTCTTGGTCCTGGCGCGCGGCGTGCCAGGCGGCGCGGGAGTGATCCACGGCGTCGCGTAGGCGGTCGATGTCGGCCTGTGAGCCGTTCACCGCGGGAACCCTTGCGCTGTCACAGGGCTCGGGTATGGTCGTGGCACGGCGTACCTCCAGGGATCGTCTGGTCGTGCGGTCGGCCGTCGGGGTGCGAACCCGGCGGCGAAGATCAGGGTAAAGCCCCTTCCCCGCTCCCTCGGGGATGGGGCTTTACCGCGTTCGGGCCTCGTGTCGCCCATAACATTTATTCTGTTCGGTCGATAACCCCGATCCGGCCCATGACCAGCGGCGCGACACGAAAACAGGCGTTTCGCGCGATGTATCGCTAGCGCATAGGCTCGGCAGTCGGGGCGCGCCGGGTCAGGACCCATGTCACCTCGCGAGCACGAGCGGCCCGGCGCCCCCTATCGGTGAGCACCGCGGCGCCGGAGCGCCGGACGGGGCCGGGTCCCCCCCGTTGTACGCGAACGACAGGCATGTAAGAAACCCCTGGTCGCGAATGCGGTTTGCAGTAGGGGGTACAACGGGAGCGCCGGTGATCGCTCCGAGCGATCGCACCCCCGTGCCGGATGTCACATCCCGACGCGGGCGGCCCCGGTGGTCCGGCCGGGCGGTGGTCGGTGCTCAACCCTCACCGCCCGGTCGGTGCCACGGCACGAGGTTGCCCGCCCCGATGTCGAACCGTCCGGCCGCCGCCTTACCGTCGTCCCAACTCCGGATGCTTGCCTCGGTCAGCGATTGACGGTAGTCACCCGAAACAGGGTGCGTCACTCGGCGGCGACGTCAGGCGGTGCGACTTGGCGGCGGGCGGCGGTGGTGGCGCCGGCACGGAAACCGAGGTACGACCCGAGCACCCCGACGACCCCGCCACCCCATCCGGTCAGGATCTGGGTGGCGTTCTCGGACAGGCCCGGCGTGTCGGAACGCACGGCGTCGTACATCACGGCGGCCACGATGACCAACAGCGCCATGGACAGGCCGATGGCCAGGACCAGCGCGACGAAATCGCGGGGGTCGCCGCGCTCCGGCGGCGGCGGGGCCGAAACGGTCAGAGTCATGAGTTGGCGCCGTGCGCCTCGGCGTGGGTCCATTCCAGCAACGTCCCGGCCGCGTTGGGCTCGTGGGCGACTTGGTTGGTCAGCGGATAGCCCCACGTGGCGGCCGGGAGCTGGGCCACCACGGCGGCGACGATGGCATCAATGTCGGCTTGGGTCACGTCATCCTCCACGGGTTGGAAATCGGACGCGGCACGCGCCGCGCACTCGGAACGCAGATCGTCCAGCGACCACGTGCCGGAGCTGTTCACCGAACGGGGCCGCCACCCGCCCTGCACCGCCGCCGCGGTGGCGGGGTCGATCTTGCGGTTGGTCCAGCCGCCACCGGAGCCCACGGCGTGCGAGATGACGTCGGTCGGTTGGTTCCCGACGCGGGCGTTCAGGGCGTTGGACAGGGTGAACGTGGCATCGATCTGGGCCACCGGCCAGGGCCCGCCGGTGCCCGAGTTGGCGCACTCGATCTGCCAGCCGCGGGTGTTGCCCCCGTCGGCGGGGATCGTGCCCCGACTGAAGCTCGACGGGCCGCCCTTGCCGGCGCAGTTGCTGGCCCCGGCGGCGATCGGGTAACAGATCCCGTCACGGTCCACGAGCCAGTTGCCGACCGGGGCGTCGGGGTTGCCGTTGATCATGTACGACAGATCGTTGAGCGGGGCGGTGTTCGACGCGGTGTGATGCCAGAACACGCACAGCGGCGGCGCCGGGAACCCGCCCGAGGAACGGGCCCGGCGTTCCCAGCCGACACACACCGACGGCACGCTGACCCGGCAGCCGGCCGCGGCGGCGACGTCGCACATGTCGGCGTAGTAGAGCCCGCTCACCCGAGCGCCCCTTCGCGGGCCAGCCAGCCGAGGATGACGGCCATTAGGTCGATCCCGACCTGGCGGTCATCGGGCGCCAGGTCGTCCCACGGCGCCAGCGGGGTGGTGGCCACGAAGCGGCGGGCGTCGTGCAAGGCGCGCGCCAGGTCCTCGGGCCGGTCGGGGTCGGCGTCGGCCACGTAGGCGACGATGGCGGCGCCGATCGCTTGGGCCATCGCTTGGGCGTCGGGGGAGAGCTCCTCCCAGCGGGGCAGGTCACGGGCGCCGGCCAGGGCGTCGATCTCGACCCGCAGGCGGTGCATCCGGTACGTGACTTGCTCGGGGTCGGGCGGTTCGTGATCGAGCGAGTCGGCCGGTTCCCAGTCCCCGAAATCGGCCATCACAACCTGCCCCGGGCGACGTAGGTCCACGACACGGCGGTGTTCGGTAGCAGGGCCCAGGTCCCGCCGGAGGTGATCTGGTACACCCAGCCGTCCCAGCCGCCGCCGGCCCCGGCGATGCGCCCGAGCATCCACCCGCCCGAGATCGCGCCGCCCGGAAACGAGATCGCCCCGGCCACCACGACGGCGGCCAGGTTGGCGAACCCGAACGCGGAGGCCAGCAGCGACACGAGGCCTCCGGCGTCGGAGGTGCGCTGGTCGAAATGGGTGCGGGTCGCGTACCAGCCGTCGGACATGCGCAACGCCATCCCGTACGACGGGTCGTTGATGATCTGGCCGAACGTGCCGACCGGCGGCGACGCCGCCTTGAGCGTCGCCAGGTCGGGGTAGCGGTAGGCGGCGGCGGCGACGTAGCTGGAGATCGACTGGGACCAGTCCGAGCGGATCGGCGACCCCGGCGCCGGCACGTTCGTGAACGGGCCGATGGTGATCGGCGGGTTGGCCATGGTCAGTACCTCCACACGTTCTTGGGGTCGGGGTCGTCCCACGGGAAGCGGGTGCGGTCCCACAACTCGACCGGGCGCCAATCGACGGTGCGGGTCAGGCCGAGGTGTGACACCCAGGCGTCCGGGGTCAGGTTGTGGCCGACCCCGACGACGATCCCGAACACGTCGAGCGTCGCCACCGCGCCGGCGCCTTGCGGGTCGGGGAAGTCGTGCACGACGTTCACCAGGTCACCGCGCCGGGTGCGCACCGCGAAGTCCCACGCCGCCGGTTGCTGACGCGGGTCCTGCACGTGCACGTCGAACGCCCGCACCGCCATCGACGGCGTGGAGTGCTGGGCCAACAGGTAGGCGGCGAGGTCGTTGCCCTGGGTCTGGGTCTGCCAGAGATCGGGGTCGGGATGGGTCAGGCGGTAGCGGGCCGCCGACCACAACGACCCGGCCGCCAGGGCGGCGGCGGCGACCAGCCCCGCCGCGTTCACGAGACGCACGTCGGTCGCCAACCCGTCGTCGTCGGCGGCCATCTCCGGGTCCCACACCACGAGCGGCGCCTCGCACACGTTGTCGGAGATCGTCCACACCTGGGTTTGGTCGTCACGCCCGGCGCGCCACAGGCGGTTGCGGTACACCAAGGTGCCGTCGGCGTCGGCGGCGAAGATCCCGCCATCCGATAGGGCGGCGCGTTGCATCTCTTCGAGCGGCGGCCGATCGGTCGGCGCCGTCGACAGGGTGACGGTGCCGACGTCGGAACGCAGCGGGTCGGTGTAGGCGCCGGCCGTGGCGATCTTGGTCAGGCGTTGGGTGACGGTGTCGCCGGCCGCGCCGGGCGTCCAGTCCCCGCCCAGCTCTTGGGCCAGGTTGGCCAACCCGTCGTAGGCGACGACGGTGACGGTGGCGTCGGCGTTCAGCTGCCACGACGCGACGCGGCCGCGGAACAACCACCAGTCGGCCCCGGCGCCCGTGTTGTCGGTGGCGTAGATCACCAGCTCGCGGCCCGGCGCCCAATAGACCAGCCGGCCGTCGGCGGTCCACGGGGTGTAGGCGCCGGTGCGGTTGTCGAGCGTCAACGTCGCCGAGATCGGCGGGAACAACCCGAGGTCGTCGGGTTCGCCGGGGTCGATGTCACACGTCACCCAGTCACACACGGCGTCTTGGAACCCGGACGCGATGAAGGGGGCATCCCAGATCCGCTCCGGGGTGGTGTCATCCCACGTGACGTCGGGGTCGGCGTCGTCCCACACGTAGGCCGCCTGGGGCAGCAATTCGAGCAGGAACCGGGGCCGGTACCGCCAGTGGGCGATGGGGGCGTCGGGGTCGATCGGATGCAACGCCGCCGGAGGGATCGGCCGATCGGCGGTGCGGGTCACCGCGACCACCGTTGATACAGCCCACCGGCGCGGCGGGCCGCCTTGCGGGCGTCGCCCAGGGCGTCACCGCGGAACCCGCGCGGCAAGTACTGGGTGACGTTGACGACGTTGGCCGGCGCCGCCGCCGCGGTGCCGGTCGGTAGGCCGGCGCCGAAGATCGATGAGTTCCCGGCGAGGAACGACGTCAGGTTGAGTTTGGCGGTGACGGTGACGGGGGCGTTGCGGTAGTAGCGCTCGGCGTCGGCCTTGACGGCGGCCAGGTCGCCGCGGTCGATGGCGTCGAGCGTGGAGGCCACCTCGGCCGGGTTGGCGTGGGCCGTCTCGGCCAGGTTGATGATGTCGTCTTTCAGTGACAGCACCTCATCGGCGGTCAACCCGACCCCGAACGCCGCTTTGTCCATCGCCCCCGTGATCGCGGTCTGGACGCCGAGCATCTCTTGGTCCAGGTTCACGGCGCCGCGCAGGGCGTCGAACGCGTCGGAGGTGCGCCGGGTCTGGTCCTCCAGACGTTTCTGGGCGGCGGCGGTGTCGTCGGCGTCGCCGGCCTGGCCCTGCAGGGCGTCCCCGGCGCGGCGCGACCGGTCGTCTTGTTCGGCCATCGAGTCGTTGGCGCCGTCGATCTCCTTGCGGGCCCCGAGGATCGACCCCGACAGCTGGTCGAAACGGAGCTGGTAGGCGAACGCCTTGGTATCCCCGTCGGCCTGGGCGTCGGACAGCTCTTTCTGGCGGTCGGTCAGCTCCGACATCGAGTCTTTCTGACCGGACAGGAACCGGGTCAGCGACTCGACCGAGATGCCCAGCTCCTCGGCGGCGTCGAACGCGTCGGAGTAGCCCTTGACCAGCTCCTCGCCGGCCGCCGCGAATTTCTGGTCGGCGATCAGATCGTTGAGCTTGCGTTGCTGCTCGATGACCTTGGCTTGGCGCTCGGCGGCCTCCGCCGATTTCTGTGAGAAATAGCCCCACAAGGTGGCGGCGGCGGTGATCGCGAACCCGACCCCGCCGATCGCGCCGACCATCTTGTCCGCCGACAGTCCGAGCTTGGGGGCGAGCCCCTCCATGACGTCGCCCATCCCGTCGAACACCCCGGCCAGGTCCGACGCCTGCGACGACACGTCGCCGAGCGGCCCGGTGAGATCGGCGATCGCGTTGGCGCGGGGGCCGCGCCCGCCGCCGCCGTCACCTTTCGCGACGTGGTCCAAGGCATCGCCGGTCGTCTTGGCGCGCGCCTCCAGCTTGTCCAGATCGCCGAAGATGTCGGCCAGCGGCCCCGACGTCTCATTGGTCAGGCGGGCCGTGATCGTCGAGTCGGTCCCATCGAGTTTGTCGGCGGCGTCACCGACGTCACGCAAGCCGGCCTCGGCGTCGGTGACATCGGCGTCGGCACGCACCTCGATGTCGTCGTGATCTTCGACGCGCTCGGCGGCCTCGGCGACGTCGTCGAGCCCCTCGGCGGCCTTGTCGGCGCCGGTCAGCTCAACATCGACTTGGACTTTTTCGGCCATCGCCCGCTACCTCAGGACCCGGCCGATTTCGTCATCGACGATTCGCGGCGCCATCCGGCCCACCTCGGCCACGACCCGCCGCCACGCCCGCGACCCGGCCGACCCGGGATGCTTGACGAACAGGCGGGCCTTGTGGCCGCGGTGGCGGCGCGGGATGCGGTGCGGGGCGGTCCCGCTGTTGGCCCAGATCCACCCCGGCACCGTCCCCTGCACCCGGAACGTGGACGTGGCGCCGAGGCGGGGGCGTTGGTTGCGGGCCATGCGCACCGGTAGCCCGGCGTGCTTGTGGCCGCGCATCGACCCGGTCGGGGCGGCGGCGGCGACGATGCGTTCGGCCTCCGACTCGACGCGGGCCAGCGCCGTGGCGGGGACATCGGCGACGCCGCGCGCCAGGGCGCGCAGGTTCGCCGAGGCGCTCACGCGGCGTCGACAGTCTCGGCGTCGGCCTCGGCGGCGACGGCGGCGACCGGGGCGGGGATCGTCGGCTTGGCGGCGAACGGCCACGTGGAGGTGGCCAACGCGGCGGATCCGTCACCGAACGTCCCGCCGTAGTCACCGGCCGCCACGTACACCTGGCCGGTGAGTTTCTGAGTCGGGGCGGCGACGTCGGGGGTCAGCTCGATCCATTTGGCGGTGCCGTCGTTGGTCCACGCCCAGTACGACAGGCCGCCCGGCGCGGCGGTCGTCCAGTCCTGCAGCCACGAGATCACGAGCTGGTACCCGGTCAGCCCGGGCGACTGGGTCGCCCCGGCGCATCCCGTCGACGGGATCGTCTGGTACTGCGGTTGAGCCTGCACGACCGCCGATGTCACCTGACATTCGACGGATTGGCCCGACGCCAACCCGATTTCGGTGTCGGCCACCTTCAGCGTCGGGTGGTTCAAGATCATGGCGATACGAGGCATGGTTCCTCCGGGTTCAACAGGACGGGTTCGGGATCTGAGTCGAGTACGTCAGCGTGTAGGTGGGGATGGCGTCGGCGTTCGACGACGGCGCCCACACCCCGGGCTCGGCGGCCGCCCACCCGAGCGTCGCCAGCACCGTTTCGACCATCGCTTCCAGCGCGGCGAGCGCGGCGGCGTCGCCCGGCGGCGGCACGACGCAACGCACCGGGATGTCGACGTCCCAGCCGCCCACGCCGGACGCGGCGCGCCACCGTCCGGCGTCGATCAACACCATCGGGGCCAGGTGGGCGGGGTCGGTCGTGGCGGTGGCGCCCGCCGCGGTGAGCTTGGCGGCCATGTCGGCGCGGGCGTCGCCCATCGATGTCACCGCCCGACCCCCCAACGCCACCGGCGCCGCCCGTAGGTGGCGGCGTAGGCGGCGTCGGGTGAGTCGACGGCGGCCCGGCCGATCCCCAACAGTCGCCGGATCTGACCCAATGATCCGCCGACCGGCGTGAAGTCGGCAAGGTCGCTGAAGCTCGGATAGCCGTCGGTGGAGGCCCGCTCGCGCCACAACGCCACCGCGTACAACGTGGTGCCGAACCCGACGTCCGGTGACGGGGCCGGAGCGTCGGGTTCGGGCGGGTCGTCGTAGCCGGCCTCGGCCCGCTTGCGGTAGGCCCAGGCGTTGGCGGCGGCGACGGCCTCGGCGAGGTAGGCGTCATCGACGGGCGGGGCGGCCGACGGCCCGAGCGCCAACACGACGCGGGCCGGGGTCGTCCACTGGCCCACGGCGCGCGCCTACAGCACCTTGATCGCCAACAGCACCGCGCACACCGCGGTGACGACGTTGGCGACGGCCGACACGACGGAGATGTTCACGTCGTCAGCGGGACGGTGGTCTTGACGACGGCGCCGGGGAATTGGATCCCGCACGCGCCGTAGCCGTACACGGCGATGTCGAGCCCAAGGGCGCCGACGTTGATCGCCCGCAAGCTGAACGGCGTCCCCGGCAGGTCCCACCACGACGCCGCGTTGGTCAGCAGCAAGATGGCGGTGCGCGCCGGCAGCGTCGTGTCGACGGTGATCGTCAGCCCGCCCATCTCCGCCGATGGCATGTACGACCCGAAGTTGATCCGGCCGTCCCAGAACACCGGGGTGTTGTCGGCGCCTTGGATCCCCATCGCGCCGACGCCGAGATCCCACGACACGAGCATCCCCATCCGCCCGGCCGGCACCTTGGTCGGGTCGAGCCCGGCGAACAGCTTGGCGATGATGGCGGGCAGGTCGTCACCGACCGCCGTTGCCACGTCGACGGCGCCGGCCAGCAACGTCGTCGTGACGTAGAGGTTGATCTTTTCGGCGTAGTCGACCCCGGCGGCGCGGATGTAGTCCTCCACGAACGACGGGGACCCGAAATCCAAGAGTTGCTGCGAAATATCGTTGCCGGTCGCAAAGGTTTGCACTGGCACCGATGTCGGTCCGATGGCCACGGCGACCGAGTTGATGGGCTGTTTTTCGGCGGTCTGGACGGCCACGATGGGCCGCTTGGTCCAGGCATTGAACGTGACGTTGGGATAGTCGCCGCGCTGCAGGTCCTGCTGACGGAGCATGTCGACGGCCGGGGAACCGTGCGACACGATGTCGACCAGCTCGGCCTGGTACGTCGGACGGAACGCCGGGCCGACGTTGTTCGTACCGACCAACGTGACGTCGGCGAGCGCCGCTTCGATCGCCCCGGTCCGCGCGCCGGGCGACGTCATCACCCGCGTCAGCGTCGGCCCGAAGCGGGTCGGGTCCTGCGACGCGGCGGCGATCAGGCGGGCGACGTGGACGAGATCGACCGCGGCGTACGGGTGGCGGGCCGGCCGGCCCCGGCGCGCGCCGGGCAGGGACGCGCGGCCGGCGCCGGCCAGCACCGGCACGGCGGCGACACCGTCGGCCGGTTGGTCCGGCTCGATGTCGTCGTTGGGCTCGGCGTCAGGATCCGGGACGTCGGGATCCGGCACGGCGGGTGCGTCGGGGTCCTCAGGTGTCACGGCCTCAAGGTCGAGTACGTCAGGTGGCATGGTCCCTCCGGGTTGGGTGGCGGCGACACGGTCGACGGTGGCCCCGCCGAACGCGCCGAACGTGAGCACAGACAGTTCCTGCCAGTCGGCGGCGTGGACGTGGAGCACGCCGTCGGCGTCGTAGTCGGCGTCGAGCGGGACGGCGCCGACGGAGAACATCAACGGCACCCCGTCGGCGGCCAACACCATGACGTCGTCACCGGCCGCGGTGCCCGGCGTGATGCGCGCCGTGGCGTCGATGCGATCACCCAAGTCGGCGGCGTCGACGACGCGTCCGATGGGGCGGGCCCGGTCGTGATCACGCAACAGCACCGGGCGCGCCGCGGCGTCGATCGAGCCCCGCTCGAATACCACTTGGCGGCCGTCGGCAACGGTGCCCATGACGTCGTAGGGGACGGCGACCCCGCCGATCGTGCGGGCCCCCGACGGCCCGGCGGCGGTGATCGCCCGCCCGACGAACGCGGCGCGCAGGAACGCCGGGGCGCCCGCGGCGGCGGTGATCATGTCGGCACCGACGTCGGCGGCGCCGGTTGCTGGGTCGTCAACGCGACCACCTGCAAGTCGTTGGGGGACTCGGCGCTGTTGGTCGGCGTCGTGAACGGGTTGCGGAGCCACACGTTGAGATCGAGTCGCACGGCCTGGCCGCGGGGTGTCACGTTCGGCCCGGACAAGGTCTGTTCGATGCACACGACGAAGGGGGACGCCCCGAAATCGACGAGGTCCTGGCGGGCCTGCTGACCGTTCTGGTAGGTCATCCCGGTGCCGGCCGGCGCCCCGACCAGATACGGCGGGGTGTTCCCCAGCCGGGCCAGCTCCAGCGCCTGGTAGGTGCGTCCCTCCACGAGCTGCATCTGGGAGGCGTCGTAGGGGATCTCCCGATAGCGCACGTACTTGTTCGTGGCCGCCGTCGTGTTGTAGCGGCGGGAATGGGCGAAGTCGGCGGCCAGCTGGCCCAGCTCGGCGGCGGTGAGGTCCTCGGAGCCTTCCTGTTCTTCGAGCACCCCGGCCGGCACCTCGGCCGACGCGAAGCGGTCCGCCGCGCCGTCGAGCTGCAGGGCGATCGAGATCGAGCGGCCGCCGTTCACGAGGACCCCTTCGATCGGCGACAGAAACTCGATGATGTCGCGCAGCTCGACGCGCACCGGGCGCCCGTCGTCGTAGTCGGGGTCGGTGACCATGACGTGGTCGTCGCGGATGTCGAGCCCGCCCGGCGGGATCCGTCGGAACGTCGCCGGCCACGACCCCGACGTGGCGGCGAGACGCGACGTGACCCGCCAGTAGGCGACCCCTTCGAAAAACAGGTCGTCGACGGTCCACGACAACAGCCAGGCGCGGGTGCGGTCGGGGTCGGGGCGCATCGCCCAGCCGGGCGGCGGCGTCATCGCCTCGATGGCCGGCACCGTCGTGGTGTCGATCGTCCACAACGTGATCGGCAGCTGGCAGATGGCGCCGCAGATGAGATCACGACAACGCGAGATCGTCGGCAGTGACATCGCTGCTTCGCGGGTCATGATCCACCCGGCGACCGCTTCGACGTCGAACGGGGCGAGCGGCGGCCCGAACCCCCACGGCGGCATCCCCGACGACGTCACCGTGCCGCGCGCCAGACTCACCGTCCCGGCAGCGGCCTCGATCGTGTGTTCGGGGCGCGGTTCGAACGCCAGTACGTCGGCGAGGCGGTCGAGGAACCGGGACACGCGTCAGCCGGCGTCGGTCGTGGTGACGTCCTTCAGCCCGCCGGACCCGTCGCCCTGCCCGGCGGCGGCGGCGTTGACGGCGGCCACCGCGGCATCGGCGGCGCGGGCGTTCAACTCGGTCAGATCGATGTCGCCGCGGGCGTGGGCGGCGCCGTGATCGACGGCGGCGCCGGGGTCGGAGGCGGTGGAACGGGTGGCCATGACCACCCAGTCAGGCGTGACACCGACCCACACGTCAACGGATTGGCCGCTGTACAACGTTCTGCGGGCCGTACGGGCGTCGCGGGCCCTGAGATACCGGCCGGCCCGTTTGCCGGCCTCCTGGGGCCGTCACAACGGCGCCGCGGCCCCGCGGTGCTTGGGTGTCGGCGGCCCACGCCGCCAACGTGACAGCCACCAGCGGCGAGATGTCGACGTCGGAACGGGTCCGCGACCAAAGCCAGGCATCGCCGAGCGGGCGGCGGGCGGCGCCGATCACGGCGTCGTCGAGCACCGCTTGGGCGCGGTGTGACAGCGTGCCCGCGGCGAGGCGGTCGACGAACGCCCCGCAGGCCCGGGCGTGGTCCCCGGCGCCGATCGGCGTCACCGACAACCCGACCCGGTTCAGCTCGGCGACCACCCCGGCCGTGACCAGTGAGTCGGCGACCAGGCGGGCGCCGCGGTGGGTCTTGCGCAACGCCCGCACGGCGCCGGCCAGCCAGCCGACCCCGGCGCGGTGGTCGAGCACCTCCACCACGACCCGGCCCGCCGCGTCGGGCCCGGCCGCCGCGATCGCCGCGCTGGAGCGGTCCCCGGCGACGTCGAACGCCAGGGCGGCGACGCGCGCCAGGGCGGCGCGCGGGTGGGCCGCCGCGCGCCAGGCGTCGAGATCGAGCCCGGCGGCGGCGAGCACCTCCGACGGGCGGGGCCACACGTTGAGATACGCCCGCTCAAACGCGGCGTCGTCGCGACGCACCGCCCACTCATGCTCCAGCACGGCCATCGGGAACGCGATCCCGGCCGTCGGATGCGCCGCCGCCCACACGTCGGGGTTGCCGGGGTCGTAGCCGGGGTCGGTCGGGTCGGCGCCGTAGTCGAACATCGCGACGCCGGGCAGGCCGAGCGCGCCGGCGGTCAGCCAGCGGTCCCACCACGTCGACTCGACGGTGCCACCGGCCGACACGATCCATGTCTGGCGCCACGGCCGGGTCAGCTGCGCCGGGGTGATCCCCGCTTCGACCGCTTCGCCCTGCACGATGTCGAACGCCCAGGCCTCGTCCACGGTGACGGTGTCGGCGTTCGTGGAGTGCAAGGCGTCGGCGTTGGGGGCGAACAGCTGCAGCCGCGACGATCCGCGGCGCTTGTGGATCCCCTCGGAGCCCTGCGACTTGCGCAGCCGGTAGAGGCGTGACAGCGGGTCGATCATCGGCACCCATTCGTCGCGGAACAGCTTGGCGGCGGTCTCGCGGCGGTTGGCGGTGTACCAACAGCGGGCATCGGCGGTGATGTCCAGGTGGTCCAGGTTCACCGCGAGTACGAGCGTCGTCTTCCCGGCCCGGCGGGGGACCGACAGGATCACCGTGCGGTAGCGGAACCCGGCGCCGTCCTCGGCGATCTCGCCGGCCACGTCGGCGACGTCCCACTGCCACGGGAACGGCGCGCGCCTACGGAGGCGGGACAGGTGGCCCAGCGCCGTCGGTGACGTCGTTGGGCGCGCGGGATCGCGCGGCGTCGCGAATCTCGCCCGCGAGGCGGGCCAGCTCCTCGTCGTAGCCGACGTCGCTAGCGGCGTCACGGCGTTCCCCGCGCAGCTCCAGCAGCACCGGCAGCAACCGGCCGGCCAACGTGGCCACGGTGTAGCGGTTGCCGTCGGGGTCGGTCACCTCGGCGTCGATGGCCTCGGCCAGCGTGCGGGCCAGGCCGATCATGCCGATGTCGACCGCTTCGATCTGGCCCATCGCCCGCTGGGCGGCGAGCTGGGCGTCGACGGCGCGCCGCACCCGGGCCACGCCGCGGGCCTCCGGTTTGGGCATCCCCGGCAGTCGTGGCTGGGCGGTCATCGGCGCCCATCGGGCCGTTGCGATCGCCAACCGTTGTTACGCGGCGGGACCCGGGGCGGACGGGAGAGAGAACCCGGAGGCCG